ATCTGCTTAGGTTCGGATACGACAACGCTTTGAGGGTTCTCTTGATCTTTAATGTGAGCAAGGGCATTCCTCAAGTCTCTGCAAGGTGTCGCCTCTCCTGTTTCGTTGTTGACGACAATGTAGGCACCGATAAAATTAGGATTGTGGTTGAGAGTGAATTTATTAGTCATAGTGGTTATCCTTTGGATAGTGGGTTTATAGTAAATAGTGAGGTGATAGAGAGAGTTATTCAGAGTCTAACTCTTCAGCAATTTCTGCCTTCATCAGGGCGATCTCTTCTTGATCCATTTCCTGCTCTTCTTGATCCATCTCTTGATCCCATATAGAGAGGATAAGATCTTCGATCTGAGTTGCTCCCTCATTGAGGCGACGATTGAGATCTGCTAGTTTTGGATCTGAGTGGTTCTCATCGAACCTTTCGTTGCATAGATCCATGAGTCTCTCATAGGATTCTGCAAGTGCTCTGTTCATTGCCTGAGCGTGGGCTTTTCTTTGGTTTACTGACATATGGTATTGTGACATGAAATACTCCTTTGTTGTTTTCATATATATAATATAACATTATTGAGTGGGTTGTGCAAACTTTTATCGGACAGAATTTGACCGTTTATCTTCTGTTCGCTAGTAGTGGGCAGATTCCCTTTGAATTCTTTTTATAAACTACTACATGGTGATCAGGTCGACATAGAGAGGACAATCTCATAAACATTTTATGAATACGATATAGTGAGTCTCCTATCTTGTCATAGTCGCCTGTTTGGGCACTGGTCATTAAATGTCCGAATTGGATCTTCATTCTTGACAGGATATTGGAAAGGAATTGACGATCAGCCTTATACTGGTTCCACTTTGGAGACATCACAGAGATAAGGGCGTTGGGGGCTTGCTTATAAGGTGCATAGCGTCTAACCACCTCATCATCGTAGGATATTCCTGCATACTGTGCATTGCACCTGACAACGGCTTTCTCAAAGGCTGCTTTTACTCTTCTCATATAGGGAGCCATGTGGCGATCCTTTTCTGCTCTGGATTCATCGCTGTCTTCATGTCGATAGACACGACCACAATGAGGCTTACCGTACGCATATTCGCTGTATTCGTACTTGTAGCCGTTACGATACTTACAGACGGTCTGTAACTGGATCATACGCTCTCTCATGAATGGGGCTCTGAAGGGTGATATTGTGATGGTGAATTGTGACATGAAATACTCCTTTGTTGTTTTCATATATATAATATAACAAGGTGATCGTATCCTGTCGAACCGTGAACGGACATAATTTGTCCGAATTGGAAAAAAGATTTTTTCATCACATGATATCGAAATGTCAATTAAATTTCTATTCATCGAAATGTCAAGTAATTTAAAATAAAAAAAACCATCCGATCATTGGCTCTGTTACGGATGTAACGAAAACCTACGGATGGTCAAACAAAAGGAGTGTTTATTTAACTGTGTTATACTTGAGTCCTGTGCAACCTGTATCAGTTATCGGATCGGGGCGAACCTCACGCATTACTGAAACATTTGGATCATCACCCTTCGGTTTGATCTCCGTGTAGTCGAACTCATCATCTGAGATGTAGTAGAGGACATAAACTCTTTGGTAGATCTCATTAGCCAATTCTTTGGCGTCTCTGCATGTTGCTGAAAGTGTGTTATCTGTATCGTAATTCATATGTATATCCTACTGGTTGATTGTGTTAGAGTCGATGATCTCAATCTCTGCATCCACGACCACGACTGTGGCGATTGGATCTGACTTGAGTCGTTTAGGGCATGCCATCAATGTGGCGAGAATAAAGAAGGGAATAATTTTTATGAATGTTTTCATGTGATCTCCTGATCGGGTGTTAAGTGTAGGGGGGTATAGTAGGGGAGTAGGTTACTTACTGAAGAGGTTGTTATCGCTAGATCGTACAATACGTGGGTGATATTCAGTTACTCTCTTGAGTAGTGATACATGCTGAGATGTCGTAGCCGATACAAACCCTAAGCCAGTTGCCATGTGATCGTGAATGAGTAGCCCGATAAAGCCCTCTTCTGAGCGATCTACATACTCTCCTATGAGGAGGTTGTAGGAATAGATCTTGTTGCCTATGAAGGATAACGCTCCTGTATGGTTCTTTCCTTTCTCTGATCTTGTAGAAGATGTGAATAGTTTTATGAGTGCTTCGTTAGTCATGTGAACTCCTTGGTTCGGTTTGAATGTATTAGTAATATAACAAGGTATGGTTGATTTGTAAAGGACAGAATTTGTCCGTTTAGTAATTTCTATCGTCACAATGGGGATGAGCCAAGTAAAGAAGATCGTCTCCATCCCATACATAATGTGCATTGTCGTTACCAAGCATGTCTGCAAGTTGATCCTTTGTGAGATAGTCATACGCGTCTCTGTCTTTCTGCTCTTGATAGCACACGATAAGGAGGTATTGAAGATCCTCTATGGTTCTGCCAACCCAAGGAAGAGTTAATGTTTCTTTGTGGCTCCTACACCACTCAATCGTTTGGTTGAGTTGCTCATCTGTGAGTTCGGTTATGAGGTCTTGGAGGTTAGTTTGTAGTGAGTAACGCATTGTTTGAACTCCTTGGTTCGGTTTGAATGTAATAGTAATGTAATTCGTTTGGAGCGATCTGTCAAATCTTTTCTGTTACATTTCCGGTCATTTTTTGTCCGACTTGAAAATACTCTATCGAAATGTCAATTAAATCCTCAAATATCGAAATGTCAAGTAAATTCCTATGCCATTTGGTATATAAATATACCATTTGTCAAGACTTTTATGCCATGTAAACCTACGGTTTAAGGCATTTAAATGAGGGTTTTAGTCGAATCTCTCTAGAAGGTACTAACAAACTTGTCAAGAGTTACCCCGTGTACATGCACCAGCGTTGATCAGGCTCACGGCTGTCCGTCCGTACCAACCTTGCAATCCCCATACAATGCCCGTGTCTATGAGGTGTTGGAATGACGCTACGAACATGTCATTGTCACATCCGTCCTCTATGTGTGTGATCGCGTCAAGTGTGTTGTCTACGCGTGGGAACAGGGTTATTTGCTTTTTATTTCCGTTATTTTCGTTTGTCATAGTCGTTTCCTTTATGTCAGTGATAGTTAGTTGATAGAAGGCTCTGATACACCGTACACAAGCGTCTACAGTCGAATACAGGCATAACCCCCAAATGTGTATTACAAGCCCTTAATGACCGTGTGAGAGTTTTCAGGTAGCCCCATAGGGGTAGTGGAGTAGGTGGGTAGGCTTATCCATTCTTCTGTGGTATTAAAATGCTCTTCTGAAGAGATACATTGTATTCTATAATACATTCCTCTTATCCCTACTACCAAGCATAGTATATCTGAATGACCTTCTCCCTTAAGTGGGAACTCTACCAAGTCTCCAATCTTAAAACTTTTTTTCATTGTGTCTCCGTGAATGTCGCTATTGTTTCCATAGCCTTTCGTTCAAGTACCTCCACACGATCCTTTTCACATGGTGATAACATCAAGTCGGGTCTTCTAGGGTCGAACTTGCAACCCCTTCTTTGGAATGAGTATTCTTTGATAAGGAAGATCTTGTTAGCGATTGCGATGATAGTATTGTTGAATTCTTCTTGAGTCATTGTGTCTCCGTTGTTTGATGTATATAATATAACAGGTTAGTTGATATTTGTCACGGTCATTTTATGTCCGTTTCAACTCGGAATAACTCTCGGCTCGAACATGATACCCATTTTCCTGTCTCGATCTCAATGCAAGGCACAAAGCATACACCGTGTCTTGTCTCTCTGATCATTACCAAGGTGTAAGTGTAACCACCGTGGAAAGTTCCTTCTCTTAATCTCATTAGTGTACCTACTTTTTTAGTATAAGTCATTCTTATCTCCGTTGTTGTTCATATCAGTAATATAACAAGGTGGTTGATATTTGTCACGGTCAATTTTTGTCCGTTAAGTGTGGTCGCTCTATGTGGAGATTCTCCCAGTTATCCTCAGTGTATGTATAAATTTTACATCTGTTCTCCATTCTATAAGTTTCATACTTTGGGATAAAGATCGTGTGGTTGTTCCAAATCTTTCGGTTAATCTTTGTTATTATCCCCATCACCAATACCATCTCATTATCTTCTTGAATCCAATGCTCATAGATGACTAAAGTCCCTATATCTAAAAATGGTTCCATCTATTCTCCGTTGTTTGATATCTATAATATAACAGGTCGTTTGGGTTTTGTAAAGGACAGAAAATGTCCGACTTTATTTTATCCCCAAGTCTCAAGGATTTCCATGTGCAGGCTCCAACAATGTTGTAGGTAGTATAGCCGACTTTCATTGACTAGTTGATACTTGTCTTCTTCTATGTTGTGGATAAGATACCACACATCATCAAACTCTTGATCACAAGCCCAAGCCCTTGCTTTTTCTATGGTTCTGTATCGTGGTGAGTATTTTGATCTTTTCAACATAATGATCTCCGTTGTTTGGTTATACTAGTATTATAACAGGTTGGCTTGGATTTGTAAAGGACAAATTATGTCCGTTTTTATTTCCTGTCCTCTCTGTCGTCACGACACTTGTATATCGCCTGTTTCGTTACCACTAACACAAAGCATATCGCAATCATTATCGTTGCTATTTCTTCTATCATAATGACCTCCATTTTTATTTTAAGTCCTTTACAAGGATGAGATGTCGTTCCTGACAAAGTATTCTTTTTTTCTGTGCATGTATCCCACTTGTGAATTTTACCCACCAATGCGTGTCTTTCCGTTGGCTTGCTTTGAATTTCTCCACTATCACACCAAACTCAGGCTCCCTTATACCTTCTCTGACTCTCCAAGTCACTAAGTCGCCTACTTGCATGATAGTTTAGCCTCTGCCACTTTATCAGCCAGTTCGTGGATCTGAATCTCCCATGTTTCGCAACAGAGTTCTGCTATGTCTCTCTTGGAAATAGAAGGATACTTTGAGAGGAACTCAATATAATGCTCATAGGCATTCTGCTTTCTTTCTTTCTTTGAAAATATATTTTGTGACATGATGTTCTCCGTTGAATGTATTGATAATATAACAAGTTGGTTAAGATTTGTAAAGGTCAAATTATGTCCGTTTCTTCTATCCCTCGTGTGGCTCGCACTTTTAGGGTTCTTCTTTCTCCTGTGGCTACGACCACTACATGAATCCAATCCTCATATCCGTACTTGTCCTCTGTGACCATCACCAAGACCATTTTAGAACCCCATTCAGTTCTCCATAGTCTCAAGTCTCCTTTGCTAAATTTCATCCGATCTCCATAAGATATTCACTGTTCACACCACAGATCTGCTCTCCACTCTTGAGAACCATGACTTTATATGCCCCATGATAGTTCGACAAGATCATTACTAATTCGTCTTTATGCTTTGTTGTTGAGTGAGGTTGATAATATCTTTTTAGTTGTCCGATCTTCATTGCGATCCCCTTTGTTTGGTTATACTGATAATATAACAGATTGAATGGATTTTGTAAAGGACATTTTTTGTCCGTTTTCATTTTATGGGGTAAAGGTCATGTGCTTGGACTTGGAATCTTAGCCCTCCACAGACTGCTTGAACCTCATTCCACCCATTCCAATGACAAGACCAACCTGTGACCAGCACTAAATAATCTCTACATCCATCATTCCATATCGCCAGATCACCTATTTTCATCGTCTACCCCACCCACCCTTTAGGGTAGTAGCACCTGATTTACGGAACTCAGCGACTTGTTGTATTCTCTTTTTAGCCTTTCGCCAATCTCCGTTAGTAGCGACATAACCTTGATCACATCTCCAATCGTTATTTTTAAGACGGCTCTCAGCGTCTTCAATGGACAAACCTTGTCTCACTAGTTTGTTCAGATCTCTGATAAGGTTCGCACACTTGGGAGTCATTGTAGCACCTTGGTTGTTTCGTATTTTCATTGTTACCTCTTTGTTGTTGTTGATGTTTATAATATAATGGGTTGAAGAAAGATTGTAAAGGACAAAAAATGTCCGAAAGTACATCCCCCACCCAACTACACTGTAGGGCAGGGGATCAGAAGGACTTACTGCCCTGCTGTTAGGATACTCACGATAAAGTCTTGAACAGAACCGTTCTGAGTCTGAAGACCGTGCAGTCTCGCAACATTCTTTGTCGCTTGAGAGCCTGATCCCATTGCCGACCAAAGTGTCATAGCAATCTCAGATGGGAGAGTCACAAAGTATTCTGCAAGGTTCTGCAACTGAGTGTTGGATAACTCAGTGTCAAAGCACTCTTTCGCCTTGAATTTTTCAATGAGACTGTTGTGGTCATTGATCTTGAACTTTTTGGTCAAGTCAACTTTACCTTCATCAAGGATCTGTTCAGGTGTCACGACCTTTGAGTAGTTCTTGATATAGTCGTTCAGAGCCATAGCACCCTCAAAGCCGATAAAGGAATGGGCAAGGTGATACAATGTCGGGCTATGCTTGATCTCACCGACACTTTGCAAGGTATCTGATAGTCGCTCCCAAGAGCGTCTTGAAGGATAGATCTTGTTAGGCTCGAAGGTATCTTTATGCTCAAGGTGTTGATGATTGTGGTTGATGAAATCCCAGATCTCGTCAGCCACATTACCTTTAGCCCACTCTAACCAATCTTCTACGGTCGGCTCGACATCAAACACGGTGTACCTATCCAGTTCAGCAGGGTCGAACTCATTGACTTGATACTCAGCACCGTGCTTGCCACCATTGACACAAGCAAAGATCAGGGTGTCGGGGTGTAGGGTATGACCAGCGATCTTGCGACTGTCACATAGTTCAAAGATACCTTGTCTCACCTCTAGGGTAGCACGGTCAACCTCGTCAAGGAACAATACGACAGGGTTTTTACATGCGTTGTCAAGCCACTCAGGGGCTAACCAAGCCGTAACATCTCCATCAATCTTTGGAAGACCAAGTAAGTCACCTTCGGTCATTTGTGACGCTCTGCGTTCTATGACAGGCATGCCAAGTGCTTTGGCTTGCTGATAAACGACAGTGGACTTACCGATACCGTGTCTACCTCGCAAGAGGACAGGGAACTTTGCCTCAAAGACATGTGGAAGGATAGTGAATAGGGTTTTGTAATCAATAGACATAATAGTCTCCGTTGTTGTGGCTGAAATGCCAAGTTAGTTTAGTTTGTTTGTTTGATGTTTATAATATAACTAGGTATGAAGATAAAGTCAAGGACAAAAAATGTCCGTTTTGTTACTTACTCGCCTTAAAGCCAATTGTTGGCTTTTCTTCTGTGGCTTTCTCCTCTTTGGAAGGTGGGGATTGACCCAATAAGCCTGATAGCAAACTCATGGGGATGGGCATACCTCCACCCATTTGACTTGGTGGTGGGGATACCAAGGCTTTCAATACCTTGTTGAGAAGATCGTCCGATACTGATAACTGTATCGTGATGTTGTTGTTGTCGGTGTTGTCCATAATAGACTCCTTGTTGTTGAATGTATTGATAATATAATATGTTGGTTGAATATTGTAAAGGACAAATTATGTCCGAATTCGTACTAACTCTCTGAAGAAGAACCTTTGTGGAACAAATTTGCCATTGTTGAGGTTGATCCATTGCACCTTTATGGGATACTTTTTATTACCTCCAAAGCGTGATATTTCCACAATCAAGCCTATCTCATTACCATCAAAGAATTGGTTAGAGTTTTGCTCAGTACTCTTTCCGTATGAGGAAATTCTAATAAGATCACCTACTCTAAATTTACCTTGCTTACCGTTGTGTTCTCTATATTTCCATTCTTGCATTGTTCACCTCAAAGGTTTAGTGTCCTGTGTAGTGAGTTCAGTTGTTTCTCAACCCACTCTATATCTATATCGTCCTTTAACCTTACTGCAACCTTGTTCTGACCGACAATCCTTGACCAAACAATACCATCATCAGGCAACAGAGCCTTGAGAGTTAGAAAGCCCTCATCATCTGTTTCAATGATAGTCACTGCTTTGAATTTCATTATCGAACATCCTCAGTTTGTATAATAGTAATATACCCTGTTTAGTAATTATTGTAAAGGACAGATTATGTCCGTATTAAAAAAACTTATTGCCCACCCATACACCACCTCATCAGGAGGTGTCACTCTATCGGCACAGTTACATACTGATACCGATAACTTTTTCATTGGTCTGAAAGTATGGGTTCTTGGCATGATTCTCAGTGGTGAACCAAATGCGTTGACACTTACTAGGGATTGGCTTTGGTGCTTCCATATCTGTGAGGATAATATGACCATCAAAGCCACCATGATCATTCACAAATTTGGTTGGAGCGTCAAAGCATGTACCACCACAAAGGACTCTTTCGACTTGCTTGCGTTGACCCTTCTTCCATACATAGACCTTAGTCTCGTCTACTCGGGTGTCGAACGGGATCACAGTAAACTCGACCTTTTGTGCAAGACCGTTCAATTCGGAGAAGAAAGCCGATAGCATCTGATCGGATACTGAGCCACTTTGGTCAATAGAGATAGCAATTTTTGCAGTTCTGTTGACCTTCTTTCCAGCGTGAATGTAGGGATATCGGGGGTTCACCCTCCGTACCGTAGACCTCTTGTTCTGTCTCTGTGATGTTTTGATAAAGTATCTGAGGACTTTTCGCCAATCAACCTTTGGAGTGATCATGTCGATAATTCTCTCTCTCATACCACTTGAGACATTGCCCCATCCTTGACCTTTGGATTGAACCTCCTTCACTGCGTCTTCAACGGCTTGTCTCATTCGTTCTTGAGCCATCTGTCGGGTGTCCTGATCGGCTTCTCCCCATCCACTGTGATCGTCAAGTGAGTCGGGCATGCCACCATCACCATCGCCACTCTGTCCATCGCCATCACCTTTGTTGTGTTCGGGATCAAACGCTCCCTCGTTGTTCTCTTTGTCTTGGTTGAGTTTGGAATAATACCACTCTGCCGACATACCGACAGGATAAGAGGCGAAGCGATCTCTTGTGGGAAACAGACCTTGCTTTGGAAGATCGTCCATCAGGTGAGAGTTGATCGCAAGGTCAGTTGCAATGTTCCACATCTTGGACATACCTTCGGGTGGTAGTCGACCTGTGACATGTTCAAAGATGATATGATACATCTCGTGCATAAGCACACCAAGTTTCTCCCTGTCAGAAAGTTTGGCAAAGAAATTTGGATTGTAGATCATCTCGAATGTGCCCGATCCCTCATTCATCTTGACACCAGCAGTGGGTATCGCAGTAGTGGAGGACTTGTGTATCCTTCGTGACAGGGCTGCGAAGAAGGGTTCTGCTTGTAGTAAGCGATAAGTGTGAAGGTCAAGATCAAAGTCTGCGACCTCTGTTGGTTTTTGTGTTGTTTCATCTGACATGATGTTACTCCTTGTTGGTTATATCTATATTATAACAAGTTATGAAATATTGTAAAGGACAAATTATGTCCGTTTTGTTTAATAGTCCTTAGAATAGTCTTTACGACAGGCTTTTTTACTTTGTTCTTTTTTTCGATCCTTGTGAGAGCCAGCCTTTCGGTTCTGTTCTATGTGCATTTGTTGTATAGGATTGCGTTTAGATGGTTGTTTTTTCTTTTTAGACATTGTTCTGTCCTCCTTTCATAACTGTAATATAACAAGTTCTGAGATAATGTAAAGGACAGAAAATGTCCGTTTATTCTCTGAATGTGTCTACAGGTAGTAACATGTCAAGCGTAGGGTTGATCATTTTCGTTATCACTTGTGAATTTCCTAAAACAGTATTCCATTCATAGCCTGTCCCACGACCTCCAATGCCTCTGCCGATCTCTACCCACTTGAGAGATCTCCACCTCCAATTGAATAAGTGTTCATCTTTTAATAAGTGGGTTGCCATATCCTTAGCAGAATAGTTGTAACCTATCCAATCCGACCCTTCCTTTTTGAGGATAGGTAGCCAACCATGTATCCGTTTGTTTTTGGCATATGTCCACCGACACTTTCGGTACAAAGTCTGATCTTTAACTCTAAAGTCGACACCTCTTCGGTTTCGGTCTTCTATGCCTAGTATCAGTTTTTGATAATAATTAAGTTGTTCAGTCATGGTCTATTCTCCTTATCTGTTGTTCTTTTATCTCAAATGTTTGGTTGGCTCTATAGCCTATTAAAAATGTTACTCTGCACCATCTATGGGGAACAGTGTCTCTTTCGCTTATCTCTGTGACAACCCCTATGGGAGGATCTGCCCATTCTAAGTCCTCTTTAATGAACCAAGTGACCAAGTCACCGACCCCGATCATTCCTCACCTACCAATTCTTCAATGGACTGATCGGGGTGTAGTAGATGGGTAGCAACAGACATCAAACCTTCATACATTTGGTTGGTAAGCCAACTGTCATGGTTTATATCCTTTGGCTTACCAATAGTTGCGTATACAAGGTTAGGGAATCTTCTTCTACACCAATTTGCATACCTTATCATTTCAGACGCGTAGTCTTTGGGTCTATGGTTGTATACCACAAAGCGATCACCCACTTTCTCGGCTATAAGCAGTGTAGGGTACATGGAACCTCGTTCAAGATATACCCTGATGCCGTCAGTTTTAAGGCATTTCCAACCTGCATAATAACTCGGGATACCCATTTTCCATCTATCTGCGAATTCTTGATAATTTTTTGCTCTTTTAAATTCAGTCATAATGACCTCCGTTTGTTTTTGATATTTATAATATAATATGCTACTGTGATTTTGTAAAGGACAAATTATGTCCGTTTTATTCCCAAAGACCGATACGGATTGCATATGGCACAAGGTTCTTTCTAATAACGGATAGAATATCTCTCTCGATCCGATCCTTGTCCCACTTTTTTAGAACAAAGTCAACATCATCACAGTGTCCATTGATCCATTCATCTGAATATTGATATGTGGACTTGGTTATAACCTGATGTTCGCCATGTGTAGAGCGATAATAGTAACCTGAGCCACCAATGGCTCCCTCACAGCTGTCACCCGACAACAAGGCTCTTAAGGGAAACGGTTGTTTGCGACCCACTGCTGGGATCTGTATGGCTTGTTTTAAGTTATAGTCAGTCGATAGGGCGAACACTGACAAATTAGTTGGTAATTCAGAGCCTATGAGGTACATTTTCTCTTCTGAGTCATAGGTTCCTGTGCCGTAGTTGTATCCAGTTTGTTCATGATACTTGATCAAACTTGCAGGAGCAAAACCCAATTCTACAGATTTTATTGCATATATCTGTCGCCATACTCGGTTGGCTTTGTTCAGGAACTCTCTATGTTCTTCCATTAGTGTGCAGTTCCTTCGACTATGCCCACTACCCTTGCAGTACCCACACTTTTTAGCACTCGCTTTTCGCTTTGTGCTTCTGTTGGACTTTAGTTCGACATATTGCATAGCATAATGTTGTCGAAATGTTCTCTCTGAGAAGGGCAAACTTGCTCCTTCGGTAGCACACTCTGTGATCGCAGTGCAACTTGAGATTGAGTGATTCCCTTTGCAAAATGTGCATGTTGCTGATGAACGGGTGTTGTTGTTCTCTGTTCTTATGTTAATAGCCATGATAGACTCCTTGTTGTTGAATGTATTTATAATATAATATGTTAGGGTTTATTTGTAAAGGACAAATTATGTCCGTTTTTATTTTTGCCTGTGTACTGCGATAAGATCCATTATCTCATTTTTCTCGCCACTCGTTTCCATTGAAAGGAGCAACATGTCAGAGGTTGGGAGATACCAACAATCAAATACCGACAGGTCTTTGGCACAGGTTTTGGCATGCTCAAGTAGTCTAAAGTTGCCAATTTCCCTACCACATGCGATATGAGTTAAAGCCCATCTCGTGGAATTGTTAATTGATCGGTTGATCATAAATGGGTAGCACAAATAGTTTGATCCTGTTTTGTTCGACCAACCTTCATTTGTAGCGATCCTGTATGTTCCGTTGTTTCGTTTCCAATCCATATTCACCTCTGTTTGAATGATGTTTATAATATAATACATTGCATGATATTTGTCTAGGACATTTTTTGTCCGATAAGTAAACAAGTGCGAAAGCAAGACTTGTTTCGTACAACATCATTTAACATTTTCCCCTCAAACCTTGCCAATTCTATCCATGAGATAATGTTGCCACCCTCGTCACCTTTGAATATCATAACGGAGTACCCATCATCCCCTACGCAGTAGTACTTGCTATTGAGTTTTATGTGAGCCACGATCATGTTACTCTGTGTTTGAATCTGTATTATTTTGTACATCATCATTCTCCTTGCGACACAGGTGGCACTTGCCTTGTATCATTTGCGTACGGATCTCAGGCACATGTACGGAAACCTCGCTTGGCTCGACACCAAGTGTATTAAATTTGCCCTTTACAGATGGGCTACCTGTTCGCATATCATGAAGAATTTCCGTGTAAGAACCATCATTGAAAAGTATTACATCACCCTTCTTTGGCTCATACCTGAGTATTTGCATAGGATTCATCATTTTTTTCTCCATCTATTTGTATATTGTGGTGGGCAGTTTACCCATACGACTCTCCAACCATGTAGTTCTTCGAATTTCACAGGCTTGTCTTCATAGCCCCTTGTATTGTCATCATGAGTTTCAATGTAAACTGCTATCATAGAGCCTCCATCATCACTCTCTTTGCGTATGAAAAAAGCATTGTTTGTTATGTCGGGTACTACCCTAGTCAGGAAGGCTATTGCCTCCTTGTCCGACAGTTTATCTTTGGGATTCCAAATATGTTCGTAAGCCATGTTATACCTCCTTTGTTATAGTTATAAGCAATTGTCTATTCTCGTCATATTGCACACTCAATCCTTTGGGGAGGTATGCCCTGCCCTCTACTGCTTCTTTAAGGTACGACTCCAGCATTTGCTGACTAAAGTTCGCTATAGCCAATGATGGATAGAACTCTTCCAATGTTCCAGTCCACTCTCCCTCCTCCCTATACATACCTATCCATACTTTTTTGATAAAACCTATGCCCTCGACAAATGCGTCTGTCCAATTAAATATTCTCATGTTGTCTCCTTTGTTTGATGTTTATAATGTAATTCGTTATGTGTTTTTGTAAAGGACAAATTATGTCCGTTTAGATAATGTCGTAGCATGGGGAATGAGTCTATCAAAGATAAAAGATATGTCCATTCACCGTGACAGTTTAATAAATGTTCTAACATATTGACTCCAAGTCTTCCGTAAACACTGTCATTCTCTTGCCAAGTTTTGGAAAATACACCGAACAACAGCCCTTGAATTCGAAATCTCTGAAGAATACAATGATACCAACATCCTCGCAAAGACCTTCATGTCTAACTAAATCGCCTATTCGCATAAGACCTCCAACTCACCTTCGTTACACCAACGATAGCCGTCCCCTTTGGTAAAGTGAATAAGCCAGCGATAACAAGACGACACACCTTGTTGTGTAATAACACCTATGTAGCCATTCCATCTGCGTTTTACCAATGTTCCTACTCGCATATTACCACCTCCTCTGTAATCTCCCAATAGCCTATGTCCTTCTCCCACAGGTAGTCCTCTAGTTCCTCTAGGGAGGGGTTATCCTCACAATACATAGAGAACCACTCTCTGATGATCCTCTCGGCTATTTCGTGGGTTTTACATAGATAGACTATGTTATCGTCACCACTTTGTCTTATTTGTAATGTTATGATTTTGTCCACAAGAACCTCCGTTTGTTTTGATGTTTATAGTATATCTTATTCTCAGATATTGTAAAGGACAAATTATGTCCGTTTTGATACTGTTCTAACCTCGTCTTCACAAAGCCATGATGTTTCGTCAAAGAGTTCTCTATCCTCTTCATTGAAGCACCACAGAACCTTAACCCCTCTTGATAGTCTTGGAAGGGCTTCGGTAATTTCGATCACAAGACCAATAAAAGTCTCTTCATTTTCGGTATATTCTACCAAGTCACCTATTTTCATTCTTAATATTCCTCGCCAAGAATCTCATACTTAATGTGATCCCTTGCTTGTTGGAGTGTTTTAAACTGTTGGAAGGTATCGACTGTATCTATGGCACCATCTTTGTGAGCCTTTCGGATTGTGTACTTTCGATCATGTTTAACGCCTCTAAGAGAGACATATTGCTCTGATGTTATGAAATATCGACCTCCATGCACCCCCCTGTGGGTCTTGGAGTTAAAAAATTTCATAGTGTCTTTGCTAAAGAAATGGTATCCACCATCTCGGTTTGCTTTCTTAATTTCTGATATTGATCTAAACATATTGTTCTCCTGTTGTTGTAAATATAATATAACTGATTGTGAATTATTGTAAAGGACAAAATATGTCCGACTTTATCCCTTGCCCTTATGGTTGGCATTTCCTCGTGTCTCTCCGACTTTCTTGAACTTGATCGAACTATCATTCAGACCACCTGTTCTTCGGTTATTCCATCCACTGTTGCGTTCCCACCTTCGCTTGTATTCCTCAGCGTCAGCTTTGGATTCAAAGGACAGGATCTGAATACAGGCTTGCTTGCCTTCTCCCGATACGACTCCTTGATATCTGACATGGGTTTCTGTTCCCAGTTCTTCTACACAGTCGGGACATTCGTCTATGTACCCCCCTACGGTAGCCTTTCGGGTGGAGCGACAATCGAATTCATCCTCACAGTGCCTGCATGTTTTTATAGTGTTTTTCATAATAGTCTCCTATGTTGTTGAATGTAAATGTAATATAATATGTTGTTGCAAATTTGTAAAGGTCAGAATTTGACCACTTTTAATTTACCTTGTTCAATCTCCTCGTGGTCGTATTCCACAAGACTATCGTCTGTCCAATGTATATTAAAATAGTGAAATATGTCGCCATCTGCGTACCTCTCGTAATGACTGAAGACAGCCAACCCCATACACCCAAAGTCAATTGAACCCTCCACATTCCACATTACCAATGATCCTGTCCTTACTAACTGCATAATACCTCCACCAACTCTGTGTTACTGCCATGTTGGGCATAGGTACCACTAGCCCACGCCACCCGAAAATTACCGTTGGGAAATACATCTATGACTATGCCCAACTCTCCATAGTCAGAGGCATTGTTTAACCACTTTACTAATGTTCCTACTCGCATAAGACCTCCGTTTGTTTGATGTTTATAATATATCCTGTTCTCAAATATTGTAAAGGTCAGAATTTGACCACTATTAATCTATTACTCCTCATAGCCTGTCCGTCAGTGTTGTATTCTAACACATCACCGTTGCTCCAAAGAACTTTGATGATTTCATTATCATATCCATCACCATCAACATCTGTGACTAAACCGACAGAACCTTTATCAAGGATATACCCTAGTTTTGTCCACATAACCAATGTTCCTACCTTTATTTGCATAATACCTCCGTTTGTTTGATGTTTATAATATATCTTATTCTCAGATATTGTAAAGGACAAATTATGTCCGTTTTGTTATTACCTCCAAGTGTTCGGTGTACTCTAGTACGGTACGCCCACTCCATGTCCATTGTATGTATATCATATCATCCAAGGCATCACCATTATCGTCTACAAGGTAGTCCACTACCAGCCCTACCCATTCACTCTCTGGTGGAGGGTAGGGGTTTCTTGTGAACAATGAATCCCATGCTTGACCCACAAATGCTTCATTATCGACATGTTCCTCTTTTATTCTTATCAGATCGCCTATTTGCATAAAACCTCCACGCTTCTTTTGTCGTTCGACCAACCAAAGTCTCTACCCTCTCTGAGCCATAGGATTTTCCATTCCACTATTCCCCTTACTTTTCTGATATGGGTTACAACACCGACACCAAAGTAGTTTTCGTGATTTACCAATGTTCCTATTCGCATAATACCTCCAAATAATCCCCATATTCGGGTGTAGGGTGAGACATGTGTCCCCATTGCACTCTGTATAGTACGCCCTCACCTTTTCGTGGTGGCATTATACCCACTATGACCCCTAGCCATTTAAGTTCCCTCTCATATTCATCAGGATCATCTATCTTCAGATCCAAGCAAATAGGACACAAGGGGTCTATCCTTACTAAGTCACCTATCTTCATACTACCTCCAAGTATTCTAAGTCTTCACTAAATTTGTTTCCTGTTGCCACCCATACGAATTTGCCATAACATTTTCCAAAGGTTCTTGCAAAGAACCCCGTGACTATAGCCAACTCTCCACCTTTGGAACAGTTCTTGTATCTCACTATATCGCCTATTTCCATGCTATCCTCCTTTGTTACTTATAATATAACCATTCCTAATATTATTGTCGAGGACATTTTTTGTCCACCATTTATAATCCTTCCACGCATGGAGAACAATGTCTTCAGGAAGCCATGTTCTATCGCTTGGATCGTCCACAGGTGCAATTGCCCAATACCATTCGTTTCCTGAGATGCTCCACTTACTATCCACGATAATAAGGCTTCGTTCACCTATCATTACTAAGTCTCCTATTCGCATACTACCTCCACTCTGTTATGATATGTACACCACACACGACCATCAGGTTGTGTAAAGGTAAGTTTCCACTTTCCGATATAGGTTATAACTCCGATATCGCCAGAGGCTTTATGTCTCACTAATGATCCTATTTGCATATTACCTCCAAGCAATCTTCAGGCATAACTGTATACTCATGTCCTTCAATAGGTGAATGAAGCCACCTTATTCTTCTTGCATTTCGCAACTGTGTTATATCGGTCACAAGACCTATGACCTCTGCGTATTCAGGATAGACAAAGTGCCAACTTGCTTTCACCTTAACTAAATTACCTATGTACATAAGACCTCCAAGTCAAAGATACCTAATATGGCTTCTGAGCCATCGTTCCAAAGTATATGAAATCTTTCTCCACAAGACATGACCTTTGTAACAATACCAATGCGACTCTGCATGTCAGTGTATAATATCGGATCTAGTATGACTAGAGTCCCTACTGGCATAATATCACCAAGTCTTCTTCATCTTCCACTGTGTATTGCATTGTAGGACTGGAGTTTATCCATAGAATCTCCCATGCATACTCCACAACCCCTTGCTCTTCATCATAAAATTCATCATGTAGTTGGTGAACAATGCCAATCACCTCTTCCCACTTGCTTGTTACTAATGTTCCTACTTGCATAATACCTCCATGCTTCCGAAGAAATAATGATGATGTATGTTTGTTCTCAAATTCAAGCCCTCAAACATATTTCCAAGAACTTTGATAAGAACCACCACATCACCTACTTGTGGATAGGTGTGATCATTCTTTATCACCTTATATAATGTGCCTACTTTCATGTTTTCTCCTAAATTTATTTGACAGATGTAGTATAACAGGTTATGTTAGATTGTAAAGGTCATAAATTGTCCGTTTTGATTTTGGTTAGCCATTCGGGAGGGAAACCACTTGTGTTTCCTGTTGCAACGCTTTTTACCATTGCCATGTAACCGAACGCACCAGCCTTCTCAACACTCATTACAATGAATATTTCATTGTTCTGCAAGACTAAATCACCTTTTTTCATATTCACCTCTGTTTGAATGTTACTATTAATATATCACAGATGGAGAAAATGTAAAGGACAAAAAATGTCCGTTTGGAACTCTCCCATGTGTTCCTTATAATTCAAGAGACAGAATTCAGTGATGAACCACAGATAAATAGCGTCATGTACGGGGCTTTAGCCCAAAGACATCTGTATGCACCTGTTGGAATGTCAGTTCTTATCTCAGTGACAATCCCAATCCCAAGATTGTGGCTTTTATGGGTAACTAAAGACCCTATCGAAATGTCAAGTATTTTCATATTTCCTCCATCGAAATGTCAATTAAATATTTTTTGGTAAAATTGTAAAATTTCACTCCTTGCAACATTTTCTTATAAAGATAATATAACACAGTATGTTTGTTTTGTCAAGAGAAAAAACGAAAAAAACTAAAGTTTTTGCACAGATCAGGATTACATCTTACAAACTCATCGATCTCTTCGTAAGTATATTCCAGTATCAACTCTCCTTGGTACTTTTCAAAGTGTTCAATTATTTGAAGATACCCATCAAGCTTTTCCATATCCTCCTTCGTCCAGAAGTCATGGATTGGGAGATCACATTTCATATCTAAGTATAAAGACCAATAGGTCATAACCTGATCGTCCAACCAAAGGAAGTAAAGCATCTTTTGTTGTTTTGACCATTCGGGATTTATGAGACTATTGGTCTTTTTTTGGTTTTTGGTTTCCACAACTCTTCCTCCTATCTTTCTTCTTCTTTTCCTTTATATCGTGCATGCTCATGGTCTCGCGAAGAATATCTTCGGAAGAAGAGGAGGGGGGTAGGGGGGTAGTAGGGCAAAAAACGATTGAGACCTTACCTTCTTTTATTAGTCTTTCCATAGTGGTGCAGCCCAAAATGGAAACAACACCATCGGTGTAGTGTATTTCATAGTTGGCTCGCCACTTTATAAGATCAACCTTGGTGTTTAAAGTCCCAACTTCAATTACCTTTGTGATAACGCCCAACTTATTGTTGTCGCTAATGAGGGTGCCTATTTTTAGCTTTTGCATCAACTAAACGCTCCCTGATAGTTTTTCTAGATAAATCATAGACTCGATGAACTACTACAACATTCTCAGCTGATATTGGGTATCCTGTCGCAGGGTCTATTTGCATCGAAATGGCATGGACAATCCCGACGATTCTACCTGCACTGTCAAACACCACTGAACCTGATGCTCCAAACCAAGCGTAAGATTGCATAAGAATCTTATCATAACTCGACTGGCTGACAAAACCTGTGACTAGAAACCCATCAATATTTTGAGGATATCCATGGTAATAAAGTCTCTTGGCTAGTATGTCGTGATCTCTATTGGCTATATAACTTGCTGACTTGGTATCGGTGAACACTCCGTACGGCAATAAAATTGCAATATCAGAATATGGATTTTTATATATAACGTCAGCTGATAGCATGTTTCCATTCTTTTCTCTTATGATTACATCACTGGAATCATCAATGACATGACTAGCTGTGAGGATGAATAAGTGATTTCCTATGTGTAGAAGGTTTCCGGAACCATGACCATGAGAAATGCCGTTCTGAAAGGAGTACACCTTCACGGACGTCGCAACCGCTTTGTTTATTCCTATATTATATTCACTGGATACTTTCGAAACCTCCAGTTCGTTTACCTCACTATCAGAATAATAAAACATCTGACATGATAACAACACAAATAACCATAACATAACTCCATCCCTCTATTAGTAACTAGATGGTACTCGCCGCAAACAACGATGAATGTTTTTTAGCATACGGCCTATTTATTAAAGATGTCGATTCACAGTCTAAAACGCAAATTAAACAATGGTTTTATTAACTGTCATGCCCATATTGATAGGGCCGGTACGATACAATTTACAGATAAGTCCTTGACCACTAGGCATCTCTTAGAAAAGTGGCAGCTTGTAAATGAAGTAAAGAGGCAACTATCTCAGTATAATTATTATGACGGCATTCTAAGTGCGTGTTTGAAGCAAAAAGAGTTCAATACTAACAAGATAGTATCATTTATCGATCTAGATAGCATCATTCACGAGAAGGCTCTTTACGGAGCTATGAGAGCCAAAGAAGAGCTGTTAACGGAAGGCGTGGAGTTGTACATAGGAAACCAAACTGTGGGTGGTTTCACAAAAGAGAATCTGTCTTTGTTTGAAAATAACGTAGACAATTTAGATTTCTTAGGTGGCTTACCCAAGTCAGATGAGGATGCCGACAGGCATTTAGATATTCTATTCTCAGTTGCAAGAAGCACTGGCAAGAAGGTTCACGTCCATGTTGATCAACTTAATGTGGTTGAGGAAAGAGAGACCGAATGGCTTGCTCGGAAGACAATAGACTACGGATTGCAAGGCCGAGTGGTTGCAGTTCATTCTATATCGCTAGCTTGTCATCCAAAGATGTATAGAGATTATGTATACAATCTGTCTAGAGATGCAGGTCTACAGTTTATATCCTGTCCGTCTGCTTGGATAGACCATCAGCGGTCAGAACGACTAAGCCCCACTCACAACTCAATGACGCCGATTGACGAAATGTTGGAATGGGGCTTAACGGTTGGCATAGGCACTGATAACATTGAAGATATCTATAAACCTTACTGCAACGGCGATATGATGTTTGAGCTTCGCATGGCTCTTGAGTGTTATAAGATATACAACGAAGACACCCTGTTAGATCTGGCATACAATAATGGTTTAAAGATTCTAGGTGTCCCTTCTGATGCGAAGTAATGCCAATATTGAAGATAGAAACCAAGCGCCAAGCCATCCGTTCGATGTGCTGCACCCACTGCTAATAACTTCTGGCTTTTCTCTAAGTGTGGGAAGATCGTCGCTCTCTGCTATATCATCTTCGGGTTCTTGATACAACCCTGTGTCATTATCTTCTGTGGTAGGGAGTTCTATCTGTCCTTCTTCTTCATCATCATAACTCCATTCTGTCTCTTCGCTACTTTCTGGTTCCCAAAAGGGTGGAGATATCTCCATGTCTTGGATTGATAACCCGAGTTCAGAAGCAAATGGATTTAAATTTCCAATATCAAAATGAGAAGAAAAGTTTAACTCATCAAGTATGAAGTTTTCTCCTTGTTCAACCTGAATGCTTATAAAGTATTCATGATAAGCTGATTGGTCTGCCCTGACTCCCAAGTTGAGATATGTATCCCAAGCCATTAGATCTGCACGGCCGTTTACATAAACATCCCATTCGTAGAGAGTAACTTCGTACTGTGTTTGAACCATGTAGTCACTATTAACGAAGCCCTTGGTCTGTACATTTCCAGCAGCCTGAACATTTCCACTTTCATCCAGAGGAATCTCTCCGTGTGCCATGACAGCACCTTCAGCATTTAAGCCAATACCATACTGGTTAGAGAATGTGATCTGGCCGTAAGCATCGATACCATAATTCTCAAAAGGAACAGCCCAGTCCCAGCGGAAAGCACCTGCTTCGCGGTTAGCATCAGTGATTGCTTCAACGCTAAGAACTGGATGCTCTCCGAAGTCTTGTAAATCATCGGCCCACAGTTCACACTCCCGGGACAACCAGAGGCTCTGCCATCCGGGACAGTCACGTCCGGGTGTAGCTCTAGTCTTAACGACTGCTACATAAAAGTCAGAACCTCTATCAATTGATGATTGAAACCAAAAGAACTCTATGATACCATCGACAGAATTTCCATATTCATCAGAGTTGCCGACATAAAGAGTGTTTCCCTCGAAGAAGGCATATGTTTGTGTGCCCAATTCATAGTTTATGTTGTAAACATGTTCGAAAGTAACATCAACGTCTCCCTCGAGTATTGTGGCTCCAACATAGGAGGTCTCGGGAACTGTGAGCTGTGAGGCGAAAGCCATTGATAATAACCAAATCATTCTGTTCTCCCATAATCGTCCTCAACTCTGACAACATCATCTATCTCTGGTGTCGAGACCTCAATCAGTTTCACATGACACTCATCTGGTGCACAGAACCTGTGTATTTGTCCGGGTTGTATTCTTAATGAGTCTCCGCTAGAGAGGATATGAGTCTTGCCATCTAGATGAACAACAGCTGTGCCTTCCATAACATATATGGTTTCATCCTTTTGTTCATGATATTGCAATGACAATCTACTTCCTGCGTTGATGTGCAGTATCTTTCCGAGATATTTCTCGTTGATTGCCCATCTAATTTCGTGTCCCCACGGTTTTTCTATTTTCATTTTATCTCCATATTAAATAATAGTTGTCTATCATAGAGCACTCGGCTTCATTAAAACAATAGACATGTTGTTTGTTGTTTGTAATAAACAATGAGTTCTCGATATCAGAGAACTTTGTAACCTCATCTGTTGTAAGGTAAGTTAGATCTTGGAAAGTAAAGCAGTCTATCGGGCTGCGCTTTCCTAATTCAAATGGCAGTTTGTACTCTGCTAGTTGTTTTAAGTATTTAGGAACGAACACTTTATCTTTATCAAGAAGTCTTCCACCCATCAGTACCTCAGAACTAGAACGTTTGGTCAAGTTTAGCAAGGTATATGCTACCGCTAGTCTTTTAGTTTGTATTTTTAAGACCTCAGATAACACTGTGCTGGTCTCTTCTTCTGATTCTGGGTATAGCTCTGTGAATTTTGACAAAGCTTGAGATTGATCTCTTAAAGTTTCCCAAAGTGCTTCAAACTTGATATCTGCTGGTGTGGCAACAACCTTATTGTTTATTGCTAAACAGCTTTCAACAACACCATCGT